CTGTTGTAGTTTTCTAAGAATTTACGGAATGTTTTTGATCTGAGACGTCTCAGTTCTATGTTAAGGTATTCTAGTATGGCTTCCAGTTGTTGTAGTTGGCCGAATCTCTCCTCCACGATACCAGGCAAAGACGCTGATGCTCTTTCGAGGTTGCCATATATCTTGCACTGTTTCCTTGCTTCCAGCAGTTCCTTGTCAAAGTACGCCACGCAATCAGGAATCTTTTCCAGGCTCCTGCTTACTTCACTGTACCAGTTTATCATTAGTCCTCGCTGTAGCCGTCGTCGTATGATTCGTCTAGGTCTTCCTCTTCCTCGAACACTGTGTTAATCGCTTCCTCAAGTTTTGGGTCAAACTCGCCAGATGCTTTTATTTCGTCGTGTTCGATACCTATGTCGTCGAGGCTTTTGATGAAATCAATTGCCGCATCTAGTTTAGACCTTTCGGGTACATAGTGAGATATGGAGTTCCATAAACGCTCGATGTCCTCGTGTGTGAAATCAATCATTATTCCGCGTTGTCCTCTTCTTTAATTTCAGTTTTCTTTGCTTTTGATTTTGGTTCTTCCTCGACAGTTGTTTCTTTTTGTTCTGTGCTTTCCTTGAAGTTGGCCATTATCATATCTAATTTATCACCCGTCCAGGCTTTCCTGAAGTCTATGTGCTCCTTGCCCTGTGGATCAATGTATTTCAGTCTATTTCCGGTCTGTACCAGTAGGCCCTTCTTCTCGAATAGGTCAATCAGTCCGCTGTAGGGATCCATGCCCGTGTCGTATGGTATCTTGACCTGTACGCCTTCAAAAGGTTTGGCATATCTGGTCTTCATGACCTTACACGCCGCCCTGATACCCCTTACCTCTGATATCTTGTTGCCCTTCTCGTCTTCTTTCAATTTTAGTTTCTTCATCGCTATCACTATAGAACTCGCGTAGATGAAACCCTGTCCACCGGATATCTTGTCATCTGGATCAAACATGTCCTGTGATGCATATGTGTGGTTGGTTGCTATCAACCCAACGTTCCAACTACCAAACATGTTTACACAGTTCCTGACCAGTGCCGTGAGTGCTTTAGGTTTTCTACCTAGGTCACCCTTCATGTCACCTGCTTCGAATTGGTTTACATCTGTGGGCGTCAGCATCATACCCAAACTGTCTATCACGAAAAGGACTTTAGGAGCACCTTCTTTGTTGTCAGCGTGTTGTTCCTTGTAGCCTTTCATGAATTCGGATATGGTCTTTGCCACATCGTCCACCATTGACATGCTCAACTTCAGGAGTTTTTCTTCTGACGTGTCAACTCCCAGTGCCTGTAGCCATGTCTCGTCAAGTGCGTTCTCTGTATCAATCAAAATTACGAAAATCCCTTGTGCTTGAGCATTCTTGATTATGTTTCCTGATGCTATGTATGATTTACCCGCACCTGATTCTCCTGCGAGCACTGTCACTTTACCCAATGGGATTCCTTTGTTGAAATCACTGGTCATCAAATAGTTGAGAGCATAGTTGCCTGTTGAGATCCAGTCTGTTGGATCACTAAATCCGATACCTAGTCCTTGTATAGATTTTGTTATGCTCTTTCTAAATTTTGTCGCGTCAAACACTTTTGTCATTTTTTGCCTTTCCTATAATAGTATCCAGATTAATATTATTGCTATTAATACCCAAGCAGGTATTTGTTTGTAAAGTATCCACTGCACAATATGTTTAATTTTATTTTTCATTAAATTCCTTTTATTATATCTAATTTACTATCTTTTGTCAAATGTTGTGGCATATAGTCGGATATTTTACCAATTGGCAATATCCCTATTCCGTGTTTTTTATCAAAAGGATCTATATTATGGACGCGACACCATTCTGTGAATTTTTTGTCAAAGATATTTTCTTTGTCTTTGAATGATATAAAGATATCTGGACCTATGAAGTGATTATTTTTAGTAGCACTATAATTGATTGGCAAATTGTCTTTCCATAAATCGATAAAACTTTTACCTAACTCATTATAAGCCAGGTAGACTTCATTTTTCTCCATATGAAATTTTATTAGACTATACTCGTCATCGCTGAATTTAAATCTAGGAGTTTGTGCTCTTTTTTTTGTCCATTGTATATTAAAAACATTTTTGTTATCTTGTTCGGATCGTTGTTCTAGCGCATGAACACAGAAGTTAATATCTCTAATATTTTCTTTTATGTCTAATGGAGCAATCTTTATTAATTTGGAAGGGTTATCGTATGTACCTGATAGTTTTTCAAATTTTATATGAAGATCATTGTAAAAATATTGTTTCTTCCAATTTATTTTATTAGGGATTTGAATAAATTCTGTTTTTAAAAACTTGTTTATTTGTACAATTGATTGTAAGAGGATTTGTCTAATTTCCTTTTCAGTACGTAAAAAGAAAAAGGTTCTTTTGTGGTCTATATCCTCGCCGTCGCCAACGTAAATGGATTGAATTAATTTCTTCCATTTACGAGCAACGGCGTGATCGTAAAGATTGATACGAAATGCGGGTTTGCCGTCGATCTCGTACAACATACGTTAGACTACTTTGCTTGTCTTGATCTGATCAGTTTCAGTATGTCTTCCGCCCTCTTGGCACTGTCGCCCGCGGGTGCCGCCGTTGCCGGGGCCGCCTCTGGTTGTGGTGCTGGTGCTGGTTGACTCATAGCCGGAGTAGGTTCAGATGCAGTTGCCGTTGTGGTCGCTGGTGCTTCCGCAACAGGTGTCTGTGGTTTGGTGTAGGCCACCCCTGCTGGTCTGAAGTACTGTCCGTACTGTTCCAGATCATAAGCCTCACCTTCCACAGATTTCTCAAATAATTCTTTGATTATTTTAACCTCTGCCTCGGTTGGCTCTTTTGGTCTAAAGTCACCTAGGTTGTGTAACCCGTGTGTGTCGATCGCGGCTCTCTCTGCCTCGTCCAACGGTCTTTCTCTTCTTGACCATTTTGATGTAGAGTAGTCAGCATAACCACCCTTTGTGGTCTTGGTGATCCTGAAGTCTACACCTTTCAAGTAATCAGTTGGCATTTCTTCCATCTCCGGATCCATTAATGCCCCTCTAATTATGTTGAAGATCTGAGGTCCGATGATGAATCTTCTGATCGGATTCTCAGGTGTTGTGTCTTCCGCTAACGGATTAGTTGTGACAAATCCTTGGAAAATATAACTTTTCTTTTTCCAATATTTTCTGCCCATGTCTTCCATGCTCTTGTCTTTGAACCACGGTCTCACTTCTGTGAGTACTGGACAAGTCTTACCATACATCTCCATGCACGGTACTTGCACTGTCACTGGTCTAGAGTCGGTCTGACCTTTTATGCCCGCGAACGGTAACTTGATCATGTTCCTCTCAGTCCAGAAGAATGTGTTGGTCTCGTCCTTGTCTGGCAGGAATCTGACCACTGCTTCTGATCCTTCTGCTATGTTCCAGTGTGGGTAGATGGCGTTGTCTCCGCCTGTGTTGGAAGTGGAGCGATTCACTTCTTGAGATTTCAACTTCGCTCTTATTTCAGCCAATGATGCCATAATGTAAGCCTCCTTTATTGTGCCTATGTTTGTTGTTTGCCTAAATGTATATTAGACATATACTGAATAATATACAGTGTTATTTATCTAATGTCTACTACTATTATTGGTAAAATATCTTGTTTTTATGAAATACAAAGAAAGGGTAATCAAATTCAAATGTGTATGTACCGTTGTATGAAATAAAACCGTATGTTTTTAGGTCCTCTCCTTTTTCTGTTTGATAATGACCTATTGTGTCTAAATGTCCTGCAGAGTCTTTTGTTATCTCACATTTGATATCAATTACTCTAATATAAAGATCTTCTTTTATTTCATTTCCGATCAACTTTGTATCATCGTCGTTTTTGTTTTCTAATGTTATTTTTAAAGTGTTTGTTCCTGTAATAGGGTTGAGCGCGATCATGTTAGAAGTGTAAGCACCTTCGTGTATAACAGAATCGTTGAAAATTATCTTGCCCTCCGGTGTTTTTGTTTTTAAGCGTCCTATTACTAATTCTAATGAAATCATTTCTTTTTCTGTTTGTTCCAATGTAATATCATATTTTTTGCTATGGCTTTTTTATTTTCATATCTGAGCTCTGTGAGGAAATTTTGATCATAACATAATTCAATTAGTTCTAGCCACCATTTAATTCTATTTTCAAAAGTGTTTTCTGGATTTTTTGAAGTTTTCCAATAATCACCTATCATTCCCACTCCTTCTTTAATGTCTTCATACTCTATTTCTAGTTGTCTGGCATGGGTATCTGCTAGTGGAGTTCCTGGTAGTAAATGCAGAACACCAACCGGGTTCACGAGCATATTTGGGTATTTGATGTGTTTATATTTTTTAACTAAATTCAAGGTTTGTTCAAAATCTTTTCTTGTCTCGGTAAGATATCCTGTCATTAGATTCCATTCTTGCGTAATTCCTACTTTGTATAAACTTTCTATCATTAGATATAAATCATCATTGCTAAATTTCTTTTTCATGTGATTTCTAACTTGTTCACTACCTGACTCTACTCCTACAATTACGTGAGCACATCCGGCTTCTGACATCAAGTGATAATCTTCGGCTGTAGTTTGTCCTTCAGGTCTAGCAATATACTCTCCAAAATATGATAATGTCTTGGGTAGTTTTTTGGCTAACGCTTCGTTCATTTGTCTGAATGCCTTCATCGAGCCGTTGATGAGACTATCGGAAAAATGAAATGTTTTTATTCCTTGTGTTTCGTAGATTTCAATCATTTCATTTGCTATTTTATTTCCATCCTTAAAAACAAATTTTGGTTCAAACGTAAACACGTCACAGAAAGTACATCTACGTACACACCCTTTAGATCCTGTTATCGTGGCCGCAACTCTGTGTGTGTCTGTTTTGAAATTAGAGTTGTTAGATCCATACAATTCTACTTTATAATCAATGTATGACGGGGTTGGTAATAAGTTTAACTCGTCCTGTGTAAGTTGTCTTCCCGAATTAAACTTTCCTTTTTTATCATGTAACAATATATCCACTAGTAAATTTTCGCTCTCGTTGATTACGACCGAATCACACAATCCCGTTTCCAACATTATATCTGACATTTTTTTATTATTCTTGTATTTTCTACCTGTGTTATCGTCCTGACTTATTCCCGGGCCTCCTAGAATGATTTTTTGTGAAGGTTTTATTTTTTTTACATAAAAACATATATCCTGGGCGAAAGCCAAACTCTGATAACTTAATAATGAAAACCCCAACCAGTTGCAGTTAAGGTTAACAAGTCGTCTAGCGTTTTTTTCAACCCAGTCATGATACCAATCATACGCGTCTATCGACATCGGATGGAAATACATAAGATATTTTTCAATATCGGTATTGAATGGTAGATTTTGTCTGTCGTGTTTTAATTCTATATCTAGATCTATTGTTGTGGTCCGTAATCCGTGTGAGTTGCATATTCCTTTGAGTAGAGCTGGTGCCAGTGGCATGGCTGTATATAGATGTGCAGATTTTGTGAATGGTAAAAAAACAAAAGCCGCGTGATAATCAAACATAACTGAATATTATATATGATAAGGTCAGTTGGTTCTATAAAAGATTGCTTATTGGTAATATTATAGTTTCAATGGTATAAAATGATTTACTTCTAAAGAGTTATCGACGGAATCTATAGGCACAATATCAAATGCTATTGTTATTCTAGGTCTGTCACTGTCATTCCATGTTGAACTCCTGTGTCTATCGTTATCGCTTTTACCTACAACCAAAAGACCCTCTTTGCTGATTATTTTAACAATTTTGTCTATATTTGGAATTTGATATTCAGTATAACTATCGCCCACTTGTACGCAGTAAAACCCATGCCATACTTTTTTATCAGCAGGCCAGTGTTTATGCCAGTCAACCTTTTCTCCCTTCCTAAAAATGTTCAGCCACGATTTTATCACATATGGTTTATCATCTAGTAATGGAGTTATGTTCTTTGCTATTTCGTGATACAGTGTTGACACTTGTCTGTTCGGAAAAGTTAAAAAATTATATTTTTTATGATTAGCAGTTGTAAATGTACCGTACCAGCTGGTATTTTCTAAAGGTCCTAGCGTACTTTTTAATAATTTTTCTACTTCTAAACTATACGAAGCAAGTTGTTTGTTATCTATAGAATTTATTTTTATTGAATAAAGATAATCATTACTATGTATCTGCATAGTGTTTTTATAAAATCTTATAAAAGATTTCTTATTGATAGATTGAGAGTTCTTTGATTCTTTCAATCTCTTGCTCGGTGGCAAGCTCGTCTTCTGAGTAGAACTCGTTTAGATCAAGTCCGGCTAATTCTATAGCATCCTTAAGTGTGTATTCCTGGTCGCCTACTTTGAACTTGTCGCCTGCTTTCATGCCCGCCGCTTTGGCCTTGTTCACTGCCTGTGCGAATTGGTTGCCCTCGAACTTGCCAGCGTGTGCCCCACCTGACATCTTCTCGTAGTGCTCAGCGGCTTCTTCCGGGGTTAATCCCAGTTCATCTGCTTTGCCCATGAATTCGTCTCGAGTCATGTTCTGTGCCATGTCCGCGATCTTGTCGCCCATGCCTTCTGTCTTGTCGGCATATCTTTCATCACCGGCCTTCATTCTCTTGAAAGCAGTTGTATTCATCATCTTGTCCGCTTTCGTCACGTCAAGTTTTGTTGCGTTTTCTTTGTCTTTCTTTTCAATTTCTTGATCTTTAGGTTCAGTGGCATATTCTTTGAGTTTGTCAAAGTTCTTGTGTAGGTAATCCGTTGCCACTTTCTCTTCTGAAGACTTGAACGCTGACTTGCCGTCCTTGTCCAGCACGTCATACACCATCTTGCCCTTGTCATCCTTGTACATTGACACGTATGGTTTCTGTTCTGCGATGTTGTCCACCCAACTCTCGAATGCTTCAGTTTCTTTGGCCTTGCCTTTTAGATCCTTTTTAGGATTGAACGCACCTGGCTCCATCCTGATCTCATCTTTGTACGCTGGGTCGGCCTGCATCTTCTTGTAGTCGTCGATGTATCTCTTGGCCAACTGTACCGCTATCTTTTTGTTCTTGATGTAGTCTGGTGTTGGTTTGAATGTGGCTGAATTCTCCTGTTCCATCTCGTCCGCGACCCTAGAAGCGAAGTTGGCCACCCTGTCTTCCTCGCCCGATTTGGTCAATAGTCTTGATGCTATGTCTGAAAGTATTGAACTCAACATTGTGTTCTTGTTTGTGAATTTTGTTCTGCTCAGCATCTTGTCCGCTGTGTCATCTTTCCTCAAAATCAGTTTGCTGTCTGGATCTGTTAAGAATCCCTGTACTATAGCACCATGGTCCACTGGTGGTTGGATGGGAGCGTCGATCGGTTCCATGTCGTTGCCGTCCTTGTCCTTGTATTCCTCTATTGGTTTTTCCTGCGTTGCCTCCAGCTCACTCATAATTTTATTGATAATTGGCAGTGCGTCCTCAACTCTGTTGTCTAGATTTTTCATGGTGAACTTCTCTCTCAGTTTGTTTACGGTTTCGTCATCTAATACAACTTCGTCTGATGTCTTGAAGTTTTTGGATGCTTCTTCATAATGTGATTGTTTACTTAGATTTCTTACGTAATTTCTAAGATTTTCTAATTTTATTTTTGTCTGTTCAATTATGTCGCCTGCGTTGTCGTTCAATTGATCTTTGTTTGTTACGTATCTAGAGAACGAATTTAATTTTGCGATGTCTTCTGAAGTCTGTATGATGTGTTTTCCGAATTCATCGTAGGGCTTTCCACCGTTGGCCACGTGTCTGGTCATTGCTCTCGCACCCGCTAGGTGTGTGAGTGGATACTTGAATCTCTCACCGTCTTCGTTTTCTATGTACAGTGATTGGATCTGTCTTGATCTCGCACCCGGCACTGTCTCGTCGACCTTGCCTTTGTGTCTTATTATTAGTTTGGTCTTGTCTAGGTTCTCGAATGAACTCTTTGCTGTGCCTGACAGTCCTTCGCTGATTCCGGCTAGTTTGGTGATTCTTGATAGTTCTTCTGACATCTCGTCAGTATTTACCGTTTT